CTATTTTTTACACCAACTGCACCGGACGCATCCACCGGTTGCACCCAGTAGGTATACACTCCTGCCTCTTCTTCTTTTGTTAGATGGAATGTACCCGTTACCTCGCCTAGGAGAACGGCCGTATTAAAGTCTGTACCTCTCCAAAGGCTGTAATACGCTATGGGGTAAGTTGATTCTGACGTTGCCCAGCGCAACTCGACATAGTTGTCCTGTGTCGATACATTCAAGAATCCGACCTGTGCAGGTGGCTGAATGTCAGGATTAAACATAACGCTATTCTGCGAATAGTTGCCAGTCGTATCTAACGCCTTTATGTAATAAACCGTTCCCTCTGGTCTGCGAATATCCGTGAATCGAAGTTGTCGTCCGCTGTATATAGCGCCTGCATCACCGAAATTTTCGTCAATGCGTAGCTCGTACTCTTGTAAATCAGCGTCAGGAACAGCCTGCCATGAGATTTCCACACCATGACTTTTTTGTATGGCTGTCAGGCTCGGAACATCGGCGGGCGGGGAGTTCTTGCCTGCGACGGTATAAGAACCGCTAAGCCATTCAGACACAGCACCAATGGAGTTCACAGCGCGCACTCTGAAGATCCATTCGCCAGGTTTTACGTCCTCGATGCGGGTAGACGTTCCTCGAACGTAATCACTGAAAACGACAAAATCGCCGCCTTGGTAGGAACCTTGCACTTGATATTTCTCGGTTGAGAAATCAACCTCGGACCAGCTTATAAGCGCGCGCGTTTTAATGTTGCTCGCCACGTTGGTAGCGTACAGCTCCTCTGAGATAACAATGTTCTCCGGTGGCAATACAAAGCTAGGGTCTGGCAAATTCAAAGGCTCGGGAATGATTGTGGCCAATGCGTCGCCTTCTTCCCATGAGTAAATCTCTGGCGAGTCTTCGCGCAGAACCATGTTAACGCCAGCAATGGGGTCAATGTCGCGCTCGACTATCATCATGACCTTATTCTCAATGCCAATCTCCGGCAGATTGAGCGTTACTCTGTCGCCGACTTTGTAATCAAGCATCTTGAAGTTAAACTGACCAATAACAGTGAACCCGCGGCGTGACTGTTCCAGCATTATCTTTGCAATTCGTCTGCATTGGGTACCGGAGCTGACCAGAGCAAAGTCCACTGTCTTCTCCAGAGGCTCTTTGTCTTCTTGCAAGAATGTTGGCGTTTGAATAGATGGGAACTCAATAGCCTCATAATTATTGTCTGCGTCTATGTATGTTCCCGTGATCGTGTTTATCTTGCTGCCCTTCTCCTCGCCAACTTTTATCTGCAGGCCAGAAATAAAGTCGCTAGACGTGATCACAGCGTCGACCGCTGGCTCTTGATAAACGCTCGGAACTAAGACCCATTCTCCTGACGCTTTATCGTTTACCGGCTGAATGCCGCAATTAGCCGCCATCCTTGTAATGGCAGACACTTTTGATCCTTCCAGTGCAATGGTTCCATTCAGTGCAAAGCGCGGCTCCGTTGCACCGTTAGCAGCTGCAACCAGTTCCTCAGACACGTTCGCGGCGGCAATAACGGAGTCTGTGTTGTAGTCAGTTAATGCGCCCCCAATGTAATTAGTCAGCCAATCAAGCTCGCACAGCGCAGCATTGTTAGTGTATTTGTACTGCCCATCGCGGGGGTCATATATGTTGTTTTTACCACGGATAACAGCAGTTACCTGCGGCTGCCCTTGGAATGCGTCTTCATTGTATTTGAATTTGATGTAGGCGTACGTTTTGCCCTTATAGTAATAGTTCGACTTGCCAAGGGAATCTAAGTGCGCGCTAAGCTCTGTTGGTACATTGCCTAGGCCGTCTGTCGACTTCTCGATAGTTAGCAAACCATTAAATTTAGGGTCTGTGCTCAAGGTGTTGTCAATGTAAATGTCTACAATCTCCTCGCATGGATGCGCGGCGAAAATGTAAACCATGTGTAAATACCGGCTATCTTTACCATTGGAGCCAAGCGGAATCACTTGCGCGCCAACTCGCGCAGTGCCATAGATGACGCGTTGTGGGGTTGCAGGGTTTCGCGTGTTTATTTTGCGGTCTGCGTAGTCTATTGAGGGCGTTAGCGCCTCAATTAATTTATTGCCAACCCACTCGAACGCATCAACGCTGGCAGAAACGAATGGATTAACTAAATAGTCCATTCCGCCCTGAACTAGTTTCCCAGCTGCCCCCTTGCTATAAGTCGGGTCTAAATCGCTTAAAAATCCCATTCACTTTAATCCCAATAACTGCTCGCAGGCCACACAATATTTAAATCCGCGCTTGAAGAAATATCAGCAAAGCAAAAATCACCAGGGTAGTCTCTGATCTGCTGCTCGTGCGTGTATAGCGTTCTAATGTCTCTATCCCAGTCTGCAAGTATATCACGAACGGGTATCCTAATGACTGACGACTCACCAAAATTTAGCTCTGGCGGCTGCAATAAACCACGGAATAAAAGCACTGGGTCGGGGATGACAGCGCCGTTTTCATCTAGCAACACCCAATGAACAGAGCACGTTCTGTTTATAATCGGCTGATCTATGAATAGAGAAATAAGTGCCTTGTCTATGCCGCCAATAACTAATTCGTAGTCGGCGGGGTCGAGCTTGCTTGTTTCTTTTACGTTGCTAACTGAGCCAATATCGCCAAGATAGTTAAATGTCTTGCCATCGAACACAATTGGACTTGAGTTGGTCGTGAAGTATAGGG